TTCGCTCCAAGCATCCGTATTGCGGACACAGATAACGCCCATATTTCGCACTCATTCAGACTGCTTGGTGTGATTACTCTGCTCATTTGGTTCTGTATCTCTATTTGCATCTTAGACGAAATGTTTTCTTGGAAAAGAAGAAATATATTCTTTTTATGCCAATTTGTATAATCAAGATTATAATAATTCAAATTATATCTTCTCAAATTCTTTCTCAAAAAAAAGATTGTCTAAGATGCAAATAGAGATACAGAACCAAATGAGCAGAGTAATCACACCAAGCAGTCTGAATGAGTGCGAAATATGGGCGTTATCTGTGTCCGCAATACGGATGCTTGGAGCGAATAATCACAGTCACCACAAACCAGTCACAAAAAGAGTGACTTTTTTTTATTGTGTATGCACAGAAGATTCTGGCTACCATACCAAAAGGCGACTATATACCAAAAAAAATAAACTGCCGGTGATTCTAATGGGCGAGCGGAGGTAACCCTAATTTAACCCTAATTTAACCATATTTTACATCTCGACCACGACTTATCCATTTTTCTGCACCGCACCGCCACTACTTGACAGTCCGCAACTATGCCAGCCCACCCCGCACCAGCCAGACCGATGCGCCACCCTCCGCGCCAGAAGCCACTCCGACCACCTCCAGAGCCCACCAGCAAGGTGTAGCGACTGCTACATAGTGCCAGCAAAAGTCCTATGCAAAATCGGAAGGACTCTGGCTACTGGTATATACCCTCAAAAATGGCTCAAAACAAGTCTAGTACGGGAAAGGGGGTTACATTCCAAGCCTCTCTGCCTGCTTCCACCTTTTCTTGACTCTTTTTTTTCTGGAATGCTCTAAGGTGTTGTCTTGCAAGGAGTTAGGGGGGTGATTATTTTTATTAAACAGTGCTTAAATAATAAACAGAATAAAAAATCACTTGACAGAATCATCGAAAAAATATTAACTTGTTCTCAGGAAGGAGATAGAAATGCCTAAAGAATTGACAACGCAAGAGATAGCTGAAATTGAAGATTATTATATTACTGCAAAACGGACTCCGACACCATATGATATGTGCAAGAAGTTTAGCTGGGCTTTGATGAACCGAAATCAGATGGAAAACTATATTGCAAAGAAGGATTTGCTATCCAAGAGGACTGCTCATTTGAAGCAGGAAGTGGAGTCTTATCAGGAGCAGATGAGAATTGAAGGTATAAAGAATAGGATTCTCATCGGTACTGCATCGAAAGACCTGTTTGTGCGTGCATATAAGACGCTTATAAAGGATTTTGAGAATGGAACTGCACTAGTTACTCCAAAAGACCTTGCCTTGTTCGCTAAATTAGCTGTGGATGCAATGGATGACAATTCGAATACTGTCAAAATCAATAACTCAAAGAATCTAATTATCAATCTTGGCAAGGATATAGATAGTTGTTCTCCAGAAGAACTAGATGAGATAATTTATGAAGTTGCTAATGCTGAGATTGAGCAGAAATGACAGCTTAAAATAATGGAAATAAAAAATGCAGTCTTTTGCTATAAGGGATTGATTTTTAAACTGTTGTCTTTCAATGACTTACAACAAAAGTTGTGCTGAGGGCTGGCACTGGTTATCATTTTTTGTGCTATAATTGAAGAAAAAATTTGACACTTTTAGCACAATAACTATAATGTGGTCTATACTTCGTATATATAGAACTATGTAAGGCTAAAATCCAGAAATGCTTGCTAAATAGGCAGTTAAGTGTGATTTTGCTATGACATCTGATGACATAGAAAAAAGCTTTTGTGACATCTAATGTCATTGGTTAAAAATAAGCAAAAAAGAGCTTGACAGTTTGTGTTGTTTTAGTTATTGTAGTGATATATTTTGACATAGGAGGACTAAATGGATATTAAGAAAGAGATTGTGATTGACACAAAGACAGGAGAAGTCAAGTATAACAAGGAAAGCTTTATTCCCGAACTGTTTAATGAGAATGGTTACTACTTTTGGAACAAGAAAAGTCAGTCAAGACAGTTTACAGGAATAGCTTTACCTCTTAACAGCTTTGAGGATGAGGGTATCTTTGGTAGATTATGTAGATTTCATTTGTCAGAGAACAGCAACTTTCTTGAAGTGAAAGAGAATAGGAATTGCCGACCATTTAACTTTAAAGACTTTGTTAAATTTCTTGGGGTATCAGAGAGACAGGCTCACAGAAGATTCAAGAGGTTACTTGATTCTGGCGTAATTGCGAGATTGACAATAGAAATCAAGGGATATACAGAGGAATGGCTGGTAGTAAACCCACTTTACTTTGTTTCTGGTAAAAGAATCAACGACACATTGTATAAGTTATTCAGAAAAGACCTTGATAGTTATTTGTCTCCGTATGCTAAGCAAGAATTTGCTAAGAGAATTGTTAAATAAGATGAAAAACATAATAAGAGGGACGTATAAATGTTAGAAATAAATAAAATATACAATGGTGATTGTTTAGAAGTGATAAAAGATATTGATGACAAGTCGATAGACATGATACTTTGTGATTTGCCTTATGGGACTACTGCCTGTAAGTGGGATACAATAATTCCTTTTGAACCACTATGGGAACAGTATAAGAGAATAATAAAAGATAATGGGGCAATAGTTTTAACAGCCAGTCAACCTTTTACTAGCTCACTTGTAGTTAGTTGTATTGAGTTATTTAAATATCAATGGGTTTGGAAAAAGAACAACCCAACTGGCTTTCTACTAGTAAAGACACAACCGATGAAGGAGCACGAAGATGTTTTAGTCTTTTCAAAAGGAACAATAGCCTCGGGAAGTAATAGAAATATGAAATATTTTCCACAAGGACTAATAAAAAGTGGAATAAACAAAGTCGTAGCAAATAAGCCTAAGTATATTGGAGCTAGACCAAATCAATATGGGAAAAAATACATTCAAGAATTCACTAATTATCCAAGAAGTATATTAGAATTTTCAAGAGAGGGTAAAACCGTCCATCCTACCCAAAAACCAGTTGCTTTATTTGAGTATCTTATCAAAACTTATACAAATGAAGGGGACATCGTGCTTGATAATTGTGCAGGCTCAGGCACGACAGGTGTAGCCTGTATAAACACAAGTAGAAATTATATTCTAATAGAAAAAGACAAGAAATATTGTGAAATAGCAAAACAGAGAATAGAGGAGACTTTATGCAAAACAAAATAATCCAAGGTGATTGCTTAGAAATTATGAAAGATATAGCAGACAAAAGCGTTGATATGGTTTTGTGCGATTTGCCCTACGGAACGACAGCTTGCAAATGGGATGTGGTTATACCGTTTGAGCCATTATGGGAGCAGTATAAGCGTATAATCAAAGATAATGGTGCGATAGTATTGACAGCGAGTCAGCCGTTTACCAGTGCATTGGTGATGAGTAATATTAAGATGTTTAAATATGAATGGATTTGGGAAAAAACTACTTCAGGTAATTTCCTGCAAAGTAATTTTCAGCCAAGAAAGATACACGAAGATATTTGTATATTTAGCAAATATAGTGCTAGTTATACAAAAAATGGTAAAAAAATGAACTATTTTCCTCAAATGTGGGGAGAAACAGATTATCAAATTAATGAGAACAAGAACATTCCAAAATTTTGGGAGAGGAGAATGTCTGAGGGATACAATGTAAAGATAACTAATATAAGTGGTAAAAAATTTCCACAAAGTATAATCAAATTCAAAACAGATAAAGAAAAACTTCATCCTACCCAAAAGCCAGTTGCATTATTTGAATATCTAATCCAAACATATACAAATGAAAATGATGTTGTTCTTGACAACTGTGCAGGGTCAGGCACAACAGGTGTTGCTTGCATAAATACAGGCAGAAACTATATCCTGATAGAGAAAGATGAAAAGTATTATGAGATAGCGAGACAGCGTATAGAGGAGACTTTATGCAAAACAAAATAATGCGAACGGATATGTTGCCAGTGTCGGAGCTGATGTGGTTACAATCAGAGGATTTGAAGGAAATCAGCAAGGCATCACTCGGCAAGCTGAAACAAT